ACCGCGTTTCTAAAGTTAACTTCAAACTGTGGAACTTTCAAAGCGTTTGATATGAGTAGCGTGATATCAGAAGTTACTTCTTGGCCTGATCCGGGCTGAGCCGCTTTGATCGCAGCGTATTGCTCAAAGTTTTCTGGGAACCCGATCGACCTGATCCAGTTAGCTACCTCGAGATAGTTCTGAAGTTCTTCGTCTACTTTGAAAGTAACTTCAAGATCTTGAAAGATGATTCTGTCGCCGGCTTGAGGAATGTTAGTGAATGGAGTCTGTTGCAACGGTGTAGTGAACCCGAAACCCGGAAGGTTTACGGATTGTACAAAGAAGTTGACGTAAGGTGCTCTCTTAATATAGAAGTTGAAATTAAGAGGACTTAAGAAATTCTTGTTGTATGGGGTATTGTCTAACGCCGTCATGTTTAACTCCAAACTTTATTATCTATTTATTGTTGCCGGATATATCTCTATTATATACTATAATCAAGAAATGTCAATAAAAAAAGAGGGGGATTGCTCCCCCTCAATTTCAATCTCATGTAATGGAGGGTTTGATCCCTCTTCTTCTTACATAAGGTTGTTAACAATAACGCGGCGATAGTACTTGTTAGAAGAAGTAACAAGTTCACCAGCACCCTTGTTGAGACCTTCAGCGAATGGGTTTGCAACCATGCCGTAACGAGTCTTGAAGCCAATCTTTGGCTGGAAGCTCGAAGGATCAACTGCACGAACCATCTGGAGAGGAACGTATGGGCAGTAGAAGAGACCAGCGTCGAACGCTGACGAACCCTTATAGCCAACGGTGAGGTAGTTACCACCGATTGCGTATGGGTCGATGTAAACCTTTAGGCGACCGTTGAGAACACCAGCGAAGGTGCTACCGGTATCGTCAACCTGTAGGTTGTTGCTGTTGAGAGCAGGAGCGTAGTCAAGAACACCAGCCATCTGGAGGGCAGACGCAACGTCTGACGAGCAGATAACGATGTTACCCTTACCGCGACGTGTCTGCTTCGCGATCTGGTTAGCTTCTCTTTCGAGCTGGAACATAAGGCCCTTGAACTTTTCAACCGACCAACGACCGTTTGAGTCGGTGTCGAGGTCGAATACACCAGCAGTTGTGGTGTTGTCCTGAGCGCCTGCAACAGCGGTGAGGTTGATTGTACGAACAACTTCACGGTTGATTTCTGCGAGGATTTCAGCCGAGAGAATGTTTGCGAGTTCGGTCTCAGCGTCAAGGCCGTGAATTGCCTTAAGATCCTGAGCGAGTTCCATGGTGTACTCAGCCTTTAGAGCGCGGGTCTGAGCAGTTACGGTAACCTTTTCGATCGAGAACGCCATCTGAGCGAAGTCGTTGGTACCCGAACCGAGAGCACCGAGAGCTTCACCAGTTGAAGTCGACATACCGGTACCGGTGTTGTACTTACCGTAGTCAACTGCTGTACCAGCGAGTGGGGTGGTGTTTGTTGTACCAGGAATTGTACCGGTGAAAGCAGTAACCGAAGAGTTACCCTGACCGAGAGCAGCGTTAGCAGTTGTGTTGTTAGCAACAACAGTTGAGAACGCTGTGTTAACTTCGTTGTAGAAGGTTTCGTTAGCTTGGTTGCCACTGAATGAAGTTGCGCCAGAACCGTTGCCTTGGTTGCTGTACTTCGAACGCATCGCGAAGATAAGGCCGGTAGGACCAGTCATTGGCTGAACGCCGCAGATGTCATAAGCAATGAGGTTAGGCATTGCACGACGAACGAGCGAGATCAATACTGGGTCGAAGGTGTCGATACCACCCGAGCCAGCTGTTGACGAAGAACCGCCCATAGCGTTGACTGGGGTTGTTGATGAGTATGCAGTTTCAGAGAGTGTCTGATACTGACCGTGTGCAGATGCTTCAACGAGAGCACGTTCTGTGTTCTCAAGCATAACTGCAGTTACAGAGCGACGGTGCGCGTCTGCGATTGGGTTGAGATCAGTGTGCTCGAGAATCGGCTGCCACTTTCTCTGAATTTCCTCAGCTAAATACATCTTTGTCTCCTTTGTTCTTAGGATGTAAATTTATTTATAATAATTATCTCTTAATTGTTCTTGAGATAGCTTGAACGTACTTACTTACGGATGGGTCTACTGAAACGGTCTGAGCCTCAGTCTCACCTTCAAAAGACTCTTCCATGATGTTTGAAGAAACCGATGGTTTTGTTTCAACATTGAAGTAGTTCTCTTTAATGATACTTAGCTTGCGAGCATAGGTATCAAGGTCACCATCGAAGTCGATACCTTCCGCGAGAGCTTTGAACTTCTCCTGCTGGGAGAAAGCTAGATCTTCTAGGAATGATTCAACAATCGATTCTTTCTCAACAACTGCATAGCCTTCTTTGAGCTGTGCATTTTCTGAGATAAGTTCGTCGAGCTGTGCTTCGAGTGTCTCAACTTTATCAGCGAGTGACTCAACTACATCTACTCTCTCCTGAGGGATATTGATGTAGTGCTCAGCAAATACGTTCTTTAGGCTATCAATAAATTCTTCTGCAAGTTCATTGCGAAGTGTAGATTCAATAGCAACTTCATTTTCTTTCATCCAGTTCTCAACAATGTAGTCGAGATAAGAATCAACTTTTGAAGTCATTTCTTCATGGATTTCTTCAATAGCTTCATTGAGAGAAGTTTCAAACTCTTCTTGGAGGCGAGCTTGCTCGAGCATTACGCGAGCATTTAGAGCTGCTTCGAAAAGAACAGATGCTTTTTCTCTGAATTCTTCTGAAAGGTCGTCGCCTGAGAACATCGCCTCAACGTCTTCCTTAACTGAAAGAGCGGCGCCTTTACCCGCAGCGTGGGATGGCTTCATACTGATAGAACTTGCGTTCTTACCAGCATTAGCTGCTGATGGAAGATGTGAAGCTTCCTTACCGATAAGAGCCATTGACTGCTCGAACCACTTTACTAGCTCGTCGCTTTTCATTGTATGAGCAGCGCCGATCATTTGATTGAGGATCTCAACTTTTGACTTTGGGTCGTTTACTGAGTGAGATGCTGGCTTTAAGGAGTCCATTGCTAGACTACCTTCATCGAGGTCATGAATCTCTTCGTTATAATTAGACATTAAAGGTCTCCTTCTAGGGATTTCAATTATTTATTAGAATTTATTTCTTGAACGCTAAAGAGTTGAGATAGTTCTCAAAGATTGATAACTTACTCTCATCTAGCTGAGAAGAGCTCATTCTATGAATGGCTTTCTTCATATAGTCTAGTCTCTCTTCGCGCCATGTGTCTTTAACAGGATCATAGATCCACTCGACGTTTTCCATAACACCTTTAACAAATGCATCAGGAGCTGATGGATCAGCGACAATGTCTGCAGCGGTTGCTAAGTGGAAATCATTTTGTACTTCCATTAAGCCATCTTTACGAGGCTTAAGACTACCCATGCCGCGAGAAGAGACACCGAGATTGGCGCCAGACTTAAGAAGACCTCTAGCGATATTACCCATCGGGGTATCAGTAAGCTTTGCTTTACCGATAAAATTGTCACCGTCTCTCTTGAGAGAAGTAATGATATGAGACACTCTGTCTAAGTTGATAGTTGGGCCGTGAGGATGTCCAAGTTCACCGTAAGCACGATTGTTAGACACTACGTCTTTCATGTAGCGGTCGACTTCTTTCTGCATGGTGTCAGCTGGATAGTAACGGCCGTTGCGGTTACCCTTATTAGCTTGAAGGAAGATGCCGTGAATGTAATGTTCTTTCTCACCGGACTCTTTTGCCTCTGTGAGATACTCGACGTCTTCAAAAAGTTCGGTAATGAGTTTCATTTTAGCTTGCCTTATATGCTACTGGAACTGCAAACATAGTAGATGTTCCGGTGATGAGATCACCTGCAGCTTTTTGAATTACAACTGGATACGTATTGGTTACCGTAACGTTAGCATAGACCACTGCGTTTGCATAAGCAATGTTAGCAACTCCAGCAGTACTAGTATTAACAATGTAAACAAGAGTAGCACTGGCTACGCTGTTAGCCGACGTAAGAGCTACTTGAGGTCCTTGAGGTTTTACAATCATCAAATTCTTCCTTGGTCTACATTCATACTCGGAAATGTTATCGGAGTATCCATCTGTTCTAATTCTTCTTTTTTCTTACGTTTCTTTTTTCTAGATAATTCGTCTGCTTCGTCGTAACCGCCAAGAAGAGGAACTGCTAGATCTTCTTTATTTAGCTTTTTTTTTCACGTTGCTTTGAATAGTAAGCGGCGAGCGCCATCTCAGTACGCTTCTTCTTTGACTTACCTTCAAACTTTGGATTATCGGAATGAACGAAGTCGTGAATCCACTCAGCGGCTGGAGTCTTCTTTGTGAGGACTTCATCAAGCTCAACTTCTTCCGGAATTCTATTAAAAGTAGACATGACTGCTGCATGCTGCTTCTTATACTTTTCTTTTTCAGCGGGATCTGTGGCAGCATTCATCTTAGAGCGAATGTCTGTTACTCTCTTAACATCTTTATCTTCTTCGCTGTCGTCACCTTCAGATTCAGCCATCGCTGATGGTTTC